ATTTAAACAAACCACAGAAACTAAATCATCAACAGCAGAAACAAAATCATTCTCTATAAATTTTGTATCCTCAACATCAGTTATGATATTAAATTCTTCTTTTAAAATATTTTGTATCCAAGAAATAAAATTGTCATCAATAATTTGATTTTCTGGGCAAATTATATTTTCAAATTTATAGTAATCTCTGGGATTTAATAATTTTGCCATCTTAAAAATAATTAAAATTAATATTTGCCCTAAAGTGATTATCTGTACAATTTGTACTGTGATGAATAACTTGTGGATCAAAAACTAAAAGTCTATTTTCTATAGATTCAATTTTATGTTCATCATTGATAACAGTAAAACCATCATTTGTGTTCAAATAAAATATGGCTGCCGTATGGTCAAATTCATAATCAACATGATTTTTATGATGAACTAAATTTTCAGTTCTTGGATATAAATTTGCTTTTATTCTAACCAATGATTTACAATCTAGAATGAATACAATTGGTTCTATAACTGAAAACCATTCGCTTGTTCTAGCATTGTTGTTAAAAAATAGATGTGTAAAATAGCAATTTTCCTCTACGCCATTCCCACTCAAATTTTCAGTGTAATACCAAGGCATTGCGTTTGGACCTATGGTTTTACTTTGGATAGTTTTGAATACTTCTTTTTCTAAAAAATTATCATAAATTTCAAACATTTTTATTAAACTCCTTATTCACTGGTGATTCTGGATTGTTTCCATACCATAAAGATAATGTATATCTATCTCCTTTTAAAACATTCTCAACACAGTGCCTATTACTTGTTCCATCAAAGTAAACTGTTCTGCCACTTAATGGTTGAACATTCACACCACTTATAACAGTTTGTCCACCTATGTAATCATCATTTAAATATGTTATAGAAGCTGCCTGTGTTGATTTTCTGGATACATCATAATGATAGCATTTGGAAGATCCTTGTGGATATTTAACTATCTCTGCGTTTTCTATGTATTTAAATTTTTTGTCGTGTGAAACGAGATCTTGAACTTCTTTTACTAAAGCAAATATTTTTGAATAGATCTTTTCATTTTTTTCTGTATTTAATCCATATTTTGTCATACTAAGAACTCTTGTCTCATCCCAGACAAAAGTATCGATAAAATTATCTCTAAACAATTCAATAATTTCATCAATAAAATTTTTGTTTATATGTATTTGTGATACGTATATCATTTGAACGGATCTCCAACACTCCACATAACCAATGAATATCTAGTTCCCCTAGTCACTGGTCTTACTCTGTGATATACAAATGATGGAAAAACTACAATAGATCCTTTGGACCTAATTTCGTTACATAATTTTGTAATTCCTTGTCCAAAATCAAACTCAAATTCTCCACCTTCATACTCGTTACCATCATTTAAACTTAAAGTCACAGAGAGCTTTCTATATTTTCCTTTTTTTGGACCATCTTCATATACATTTTCGTTTTGATCTGGATGCCAACCGTAGTATTGACCTTCTTTGTATATTGTAAACTGCATTGGTTCTGACCAATCCCACTGAAAATTCCAACCAGCGCATTCGTTGGCAGTTATAACGTATGACTGAAGAAGACCATACAACCAATTTTCTTCTAACCACGATATATTAGAATTTCTTTTGTCTAATATTCTTTGAATATTATTATCACCGCTAATTAATCCCAATTCTGAAATCTGAGATTTTCCTAAATCAATTATTTTATCACATATTTCTGGATTAATAGCTGACTCAAAGTACCAATAATAATCTTTTAGTATCATAATTACAAAGTATTGAACGAATCGTAGTCAAAGTCTGGGATAAAATATGTATACCAACCAGTAACAATATATTTAGTTTCTGTTTGAGATGGTATTCCTCTATGCAAGTAAGTCCAATCAACTGGCCATATCAAAGTTAAACCTTTCTCTGGTTTTATTTTTAAATTTTGATGATACCACTCAGTTTCTCCAGCATCGTTTACATCATTTAGGTATGTCATCCATACTAAATGTCGCATAGGAATTAAATCTGCGAAACTAGTCCTTTCAGAATGAAAATTTTTAAATCCTTGACCAGGAAGATATCTTTGTAAATTGAAATTTGTATTCAATCCCCAAACGGAGTGATTGTTAGAGCAATGTGGAAATTTTTTAATATATAAATCACAAACTAACGATAAATTATCCAAATAATTTTGTACTCTAATATCTGGATTTTTTGGATTTACTATTACATCTGTAGAATCTTTTTTGGATTTATCAACATAATTATATCCAAGTACTCCTTCTTTTTTATCTGGAGACTCTTCAAAAAAAGAAACCACACCATCACAAATTTTCTCATCTATAAACCACCCAGATATAAAACAATTTACACAATCAAGTTTAAGTTCTTTCATTTGATTTTAATATTAAATGATAAAGATATTTTTTCATCTCCGATCTGAGAACCAGTGCCATGAATGAAATCACTTTGAAATAATAATAAAGTTCCTGGAATACAAGAGTATTCACAATATTGATAGTTGTTTATATTCCAAACATCTGGATCTGGGAACATAGTTGGCATATTAAAAAATTTAATTTTATTTTCTGGATTTGATGATACATAAAAAACTCCAGATATAAAACTACCATTGTGATTGTGTGGAAATATATAATCGCCATTTCCACTAACATTGGTCCACATTTTATCGATGTAAATTTCCCTATTCAAAAATCCAAGATCATTCAAATAAGAATAACACTCCTCTATAATTATTTTTGATAATGTATTAAAAATATTTTTCTTATGTAAAGCATCAAATACTTTATGAGAAGAATTTACTTTTTTTAAATCTGTTTTTTGAAACTTATCAACGCATATATTATTCAAAATGAAATTACGATAAACATGTAAATTTTCAATTTGTATATTGTTTTTATAGTATATTGTTTTTGGAAACCAATAATGTATCATAATGTATAGTCATATTATAAATCATTCTTCAATCCACTTCTTACTATCTGGATCAAACACATATGTGACTTGAACTTTTTTATAAGCTATAGTATTTTTCCAAGTTTTGTCTGTTGAATCCCATTCCCAATTTTCTGGAATGAATGTGGATCTATATTCTACGTAATTTGTTTCATCGTCTGGTGAGTCGTTTGGTGTTTCTTGATTTTCAATAAACGGATCAAACCAATCACAAGTGTTTTCGTTTAAGACAACTCTGTCATTATGTTTTGGTGCAATAAATGCGTCTCTAATATAATCATATGTACCATTTTTAAAAGCATAATTTTTACGGAAAGCTGCTTCTAAAGTGGTGATATTTATACCAACCTTAGAATTATATGAAGTTTGCTTCCAATCACAATTTTGATTTGGGAATAATTTTTTTAAAAACTCAACTCCCTTGTTTTCGTCTTCTGTCCCGTCTTCATTAAGAAGAACTGAATTGTCAACTACAAGAATATCAACAACAAATCCGTTTTCGTCTATTTTTGCAAAGTGTGCCATCTTAATAATCCTTATTGATATTTGTATTTAATTATAACAACACCAGATCCACCATTTCCGCCAGCTGGTTCTGGATAATCTCGTGGATCTTGGTCACAAGCACCACCTCCGCCACCGCCTAATCCATTAACACCTGGATTTCCAGAAGCAGTAGCAGATAAACAACCCGATCCACCACCACCACTTTGAGCATTATTATTAAATGTTCCACCAGGATAGTTGGCTCCACCACCACCACCAGCATAAGTAACTGATACTCCAGTTATATCATCGGATTTACCAATTCCACCAGGAGCAGGTGGTGAACTATTAGATCCACCATTAGTGCCAGGACCACCAGCACCACCTCCACCACCGCCAGACGCTGATTGAGTTGGACCTCCCCTACCGCCAGGATTACCCTGCCCAGATGTTCCAGAACCACCATTGTTAGAGTGTCCAGCACCATCAGTTCCATTTCCACCACCAGATCCTCCATTAGATCCAGTAGAATCTTGGCGGCCGCCACCACCGCCACCAAATGCTCTGGTGCTGGTATCGTTGCCAAATTGACTATCTCCACCAGAAGATCCAGGAGTAGATCCTACACCCCCACTTCCGCCTCCACCAACACCAATTGGATATGAACCAGTATTAACAGCATAATTATATCCACCAGACTGAAGCATACCTCCAGCACCTCCGCCACCACCAGAACCAAAGTTACCATCTCCTGGAAATCCTGGTCCCTGTGATCCAAAACCACCACCGCCGCCGCCACCGCCAACAATTAAATACGAAATTTTATTACCAAAAGTTGCTGCTGGATCTCCAATAGCAGTGATAGTTAATGAACTTGAGGAGTTGAATGTATGAATTCTGAAGTCTCCAAAATTAGTAACATTTCCACCAGTAGCCGTTATAAATCCAGCGGTAGAACCAACAGCAGACTTCCACTGAGTTCCATTCCAAACTTCTACTGCATTTGTGGTGGTGTTGTAAATCATTGTTCCTGTAGTAGGACTCAATGAGTTTCTGGCACTAGTTGTATATTGAGGAAGATTTATAGCTCCAGTTGCTGTTAAATTTCCTACGTTTAATGTTGACATAATTAGTTCTTTTTAGTTTAGAATTGTGGATTTAAAGCTGCCCACCCAGTTACACCAGTTGTTCCCTGTAAAAAACAATATATTTTTCCATCAGTTGGATTAAAAACTAATCCACCTAATCTGGTAGTTTGTGGCATGGCAGCAGGAGTGGCATGAAGTGATAGTTGTATTCTCTCACTAATATTTGCAGTGCCAACTGTCAATTGTCCTCTAGACATAATTACACTTGTTATGTGTAATCTTATTTATACAATTGTCCAGGTTCCTCCAGATTGAATTGTTATTGTATATCCACTGGATATTGTTAATGGACCTGTTGATGCAACATTATCAGATGCTGTTATTGTAATATTTTCAGATATAGAATTTCTGTTTCTTCGCATCAATCCATATGTATCTAACCATTGGCGATCATTATTTACAAACAATGATCCAGTCATACCAATTGTTCCACCAATATCCAATTTATAAGATGGGTTTGTTGATATTCCAACTCCTACATTTGAATTTCTGTAAATATCTGTGTTGTTTGGAGCATTAGTCCATCGTGAGGTTACGAATGGCAGATTATTCTGATAAACAGTTCCATCAATATTGATGTTACCACTTACATTCAACTTGTAAACAACAGTTGATCCAGTAGCATTACTCGTAAATGTTGTTGTTCCAATACCAACAAGACTACTTGCTCCAGAAATAGCAATCGCTGGTGTAGTACT